CGTGAGGACACCGCTGATCTGAATCAGAATCTCGTGTTCACTTTGCCTAAACTTTAAGTCTGCCTTTGTTTATGTGGCTAACCTAAAGTTTAAGGAGAGGTGACTTCACCAAAATCATCATCATCTCAAACATTTTCCTCCTCTTTAAACCATGATTGGATACATCTGGACCTTGGTTTGCCAGAATCCCCCGAGCAAACGCTCAGGGTGGACGCTAAGATCTGCGTCTTCAGGTATCCATCCCTTCACCTTACCTTCTTTCTCCCACCTCGCACATCGTTCCCTAACTTTGCGGTTGAACGCGCAGGCTTCTTTCCAACCAGCTCCTCCGACTTGATTGCGCACGGTGATGTATTTCTCGTGTTTCGCAAGATAGTCATCTTCGGAGGTGGTTGCTGAGAGGTTTGCAAATCCTCTCATGAAGCTCCCAGTAAACGGACTTTCAGCTGTTCCGTATCGCTCTTTATGTTCATCCAACTCGTTCTCTAAGATCAACTTAGGTTTCACACCTAAAGTCCTGCAAACCCCGGAAATTTCCGAGGTAGCACAAGCCATGAGATGCGATTGAACGAGCCCAATGTGGTTCATTTGGACCAGGGCGAAAGCCCCGGCTGGTGAATCATGGGCGAGCTGCGCTACTGCACAATCGATGTTAGTGTAGCGGTGACTGGGCGGGGGCATAAGACCGAGCCCCCCTAGGGTACGAGGTAGATAGTTCGCCATAGTTAAACGACACAAACGAGGAAACTCCTTTGTAAATGTCCTTAACTGTCTCAACTGGCGAGACCGGAAGAAAGACAACCCTTCTCTTACCTCATCATCAACATTGTCAAATCCAAAGTCTCCCTTAAGTTGTTTAGAGAAGACATTTTGACGTGCATCTACGGTAACGAACCACTTCTTGTACGACTCAAGTCGAGCAGGTTGTTCACGTTCCCACTCAGCGACGCGCTCTCTAAGCGCGTGCATTGTCAAAACATTCTTAGTAGTCGGGGGACACTCCATCGCCTCCAGCTTAGCCATGACAGCTTTACCGGATTTTGACTTCATATACACCTCATCAATAAATGTTTTGTCCGTACCTATATGTTTTCCGTAGAATTCCTCCCCCATTCCCTGAGCGGACACCAGCGACCGTAAAAGATCTTCTGGTTGCAGTGTTAGTCCGCCGGCGGTGGATCGGGTACCGCCATAGAGGAGGCGCATGTTGAGTTGAGGTAACTGCCGTAACCCATTACGTGTGACTTTATACAGTTCGGAATTAATAACCAAAAGATTCCGAGAAGTGTAATTTTTACCGATGGAGAACTTCAGACCGCACACTTTGGTAATGTGCTTCCACAGTTCGTAGTGAGCATGATTGATGGCACGAAAAAGGATATCATCACCGTTAACAACAAGCGGTAACTCTTTTAGAGTATATTTTCGTCCATGCATGAGCTCATAAGACAGCCGAGTGGCTGCCAAATTCACCATACACAGAACTGGAAAACTAGTAGGCGAACCCATTAGCTGTCCCCACTGTTGCTTATATCCTTCTACTTCCGCACCTTTGCTCTTTTTGTATACTAGATGATGACCTGTTAAACATCTGTTAAGAATGATCTGGTCCTCAAGTGGAATCCTAAGATGTTGGGATATCGCACTTTGAGCGGCTATGGAAAGCGACGGATTTAAAAGATCCGTAGCGCTTTCGTAGTCACCAGAAACGTAAAACGATTGAGGTGTTTTACGTATAACAGTGTTGTCTAGTATACGCTCCTTCAGTATCTCCTTCGAACACGGCTCGCCAATTAGGCGCGAGGCTGGATGTTTCCTCATTCTTCCGTGTATTACACTCTGCCATCTTCGACCCAAATGGTAAGGGTCCATGTCACCTTTCGTAATTGTTCTCACCTTGAAAGCTTCTAGTAGAGGAACTACCTCTGCATAGATGTGATTATGCTTGTACATATTCTCCTCTTCTCTCGGGTCGACCTGACATAGTAGTCGGCCGTAGCTTAGAAGGGCATTAGATGCCTTCATGTACCCAAAAGTAGACTCGAACTGCATTTTACTAACCAACGCTGTATGCCAGGCCATAAGATCGGGCCTTTGAAGGTCGACTGTCCATTGGTGCCCAAAACGTTTAATACCGCCGTGAGCGCGAGCTCTCGAACGGTCCTCTTCGTAACAGGCATCATCAGGATCGACTGTCCCGTAAACAGGTTCGACTAAGTAGTCGAAATCGGGATTAACAGCGAAGGAGAGCAGCATATGCTCACCGCAGAGAGAGTAGTAGTTCTCTTTTCCTCTTTTCTCTTCTCTCTTTCCGGACAATTCATAAAACATCTCACCTGCCGCACCGCCAGTATGGCGGCCAAATGCGTAAGAGGCCCCTAGTGAGGGGAACTTACGTGGTGGCTCGGGCCTTTCTTCAAACTTAGGCTCGATCACATGTTGTTGGCAATGGTAGTGAGTTGTCTGTTCTTGTCCGTCATCCCCCACTTCAATATCGTACTCGTCCCAGTTCTCTTCGTAAGATTCAAAGAGTTTGCCACTGTAAAAGATCTCAGCGGCAGCCCTCTCTACACTATCGAGAATTTGATCATTGAGTTCCGATGACCTGGTTGAAAAATCAAGGTCAAAAGTATTAACTTTTTCGGAAACAACACCATTCTTAACGCCACACAAGGCGTCTCGATGTTTGAGTAGAGCGGCTTCAATAAAACTCTTAGGAACTGGAAGGGACCCATTCTTCGCCATATAGAAATTGTAGGCGAATTGTTGAAAGATCGTAGACTTCCTGACTTTTTTTGTAGATAAAGCACTATTCCACCACTTACTCCAAGATTGACTTGGAAAGATGTACCTTAGTTCCATGAGAGGTTTAACCCAATCAGGTTCTTCAGGTAACTCACTTTGCTCAAAAGAACGAGCTAGTGTAAGGGCGGTAAAATACTTAAGTGCTTTCTCTTGAATACCGAAAACTGCAAGTGCCCAGAAGGCACCCACAGCTAAGGCAAAGTCAGCGTCTAGAATGGTCCAGTGACGAGGTACGGTAGAGGAGGTAGAGAGACTGTAGCCGGGAAATCCGAACTTAAGGGGACTAGCCCCCAGGATTTCTCGATAGTATTCAGCTACAGTTCTATAGCTTTCCATAATACGTGTAGAACGGAGTAGGCAGTCAAAAGGGGTGGTCGTGGTGTCAAGCATCATGGTCGCTCCGGACGATTGTTTCAACTGTTCAATAACATCATTAAAGCCCAATAACACAACCTCGCGTTCAGCTGCGAGAATCGAAGAAGGCCGGCCATCGATACTGCTTTGCAGCAGTATAGGTGACCGACGTACCTGGTCGATTGTGTTACGGAGCGACAGTTGTCCTTTACGGGATAGCAATCGTTCGAAGGGGCTTATTTCGGAAGGGTTGCCCTGGCACCCTTGACTTACAGAGGATCGCTCCGTGCGGTCGAATAATCCGGACTTAACTAAGATAGAGCTGGTTAGAAACATGGCGTAAGCTTTGTAGTATAACTTGTCTTTTCTAGTTGGG